CTTGAATGATGCTACGGGCTAAACTTTTAAACGATAGCTTGCCGGTGCGTACAAAGTTATCTAGGGCGCTTTCCATGTTGCCCATGACAGATTGAAAAGCCTTTGCCCCGTTTTCTAAATCGGTTGGCATATCGCGGAAAAAACGCGAACCTTCTTTCATAAAGCCTTCGCCAAATGCGCCTTCGCGTTGTGCTTGAACCGCTTGGTTCTGTGCGCGTAAATAGCGTTCAGTTGCATCGGCTAATGCGTTTTCTTGTGAAATTAAATGCGCTTTTGCGTCAGAATCTAAAATATTATTTTTTTGAATTTCTTTGATATTTTCAAGTCTTTGCTGTTCATTCAAATACAAATCTTTAATAAGTTTTACATCGTCACTTCGCAAATTTTGGTTTGCTTGTTCAATTGCAAAAATATCATTTTGAATTTTTAAAGATTGTTCTTTTGCCCTAATTGTTGCTATAGCGTTTTGATACGCTGTAACTTCTAGGTATTCTGCCCTTGTTGCATTGTTGGCCTGTTCTTTAATTTCATTTCTGTATTTTTCTAATAGCCTTGCTTGTTCTCTTTCTTGTGCTTCTGCTAATCGCTTTGCTTCTTTGGAGGCGGCTTCGGCTAATCGTTTTCTTTCTTTTTCTGCGGCATCAGTAACATTTCGACCGCCGCTTGGGGCTTTAGGTTTTGGCCCACCACTTGCCACCAACGCATCAATTGAATTACCGTATTGGGGTTCACCCATCACTTTAGATTGAAATAAATCTAACTGTATTTTTTGCGCTAAAACAGAATTGTTGTATTTTCTGTTAGCTTCGATTGCGGCATCGACACCCTTAGTTACTAAAACAACCGCATTGGTGTATGCAAATCCTATTTCATCAAAGATAGCTTTAAAGAAGTAAGCGATTTCAGAACCTAAAACCGCTACGGTTTGAAATACAGTTTTAAAGATTGCGCTAAGTGATACGCCGTTATCACTTAATGTTTTAAAGTAGCCAACAGTATCTTTTAAAATTGGCCCAAGTTCAGTAGCCAAAACTAACATCACATCGCGGGATGTTTGGGCTAACAAGTCGTAAGTATCAGCGGCGGCTTTTATTGCCTTTTCCTGTTCAGCAATAAGCGGATTTGCAGTAGCCATTTTTTCCGCAAAGCCAACCATGTCAACGCCTTTGGCGGCTTTGGAGAAAATCTCCATTGCTTTAGCGTTGCGCGTTACGGGGTCTTCAACTTTGGCTAAGTTTGCAACCAACTTGTTTAGCAATTCTTCCTGTGAAAGTTTGCCTAAGTCTTGCAACGTAACGCCTAGCGCCTTTGCGGTTTTCTGCGCTTGTTCTGAACCGCCCGCGGCATCATCAATAAACTTGGCAAAGGCCGACAGCATCTTGCCCGCGTTATCCGCTTTGCCGCCTGAGTTAGCAAGGGCATCAGATAGCTGTAGAACCTTGCCTATTGCTACTTCGTTGGCATCGGCTACATCGGCAAGTTCATCGGCGTATTTAAGCGCGGCGGCAGAAGCGGCAACCAATGCAACCGCACCAATCTTGCCAAACTTTTCGGCGGCTTGGCTAAATTGTTCAAGTTTCTTTCCGGCGGCTTCAATGCCTCTGTTGAACTCCGCAGAATCAAGCCCTAGAACAACGCCCAAGCGGGCAATATTATTAGCCATTTTCTACCCCAAAAAGTTTTGCATCAAATCCTTGCGCCTGTGTCATAAAGGCCAAAAGGCTATTGTTTGCACTTGCTTTCTGATCTTCTTCAGACAGCGGCGGGTAGATGTAATCATAAGCAGAACCCAAAATGTTGACTAGCTTATAAGGCGCAGAATTCGCTGTTCTCATGTAATTAAAAACCCCGTTAGTCAGGGTTGCCAATTGCGTAAGAATTCCGTAGTTTCCGACCATGCCATCGGCATACATTGTTTGTATATTTGCCATCGTTACATCGTCCAATTCTGATATTGTTTCTAGGGTATGCCCGTTAAAAATCATTGCCGCAAAGCATTGAGTTTTTAACGAGCCTATTAGTTTCCCCGCGCTTCCCTATAGGTCGGGCTAATGACTTCACCAATCTTTTCGACAATCATCATTTGTACAGAAATTGGGAATTCATCTTGTATATCGGCATAGGTCAAATCTTCTAGGCTTGCACCCTCTAGTTCAGGAACTAGGAGTTTAAAAAACTCAGTAATGCGGGCTTCAGTAATTGCTTTGTTTTTTGCCGCCTCACGCATTGACCGACCTTCAATCAAAATATCGTCATCGGTAAACTTAAATTCTTCTGTTTGATTTTTTTCAAATTGACGCAAAGGTTTTGTAATTTCAACAAATGTTTGGTTAATCAAATCATCGTTTGGTTCGGATACCTTTTTGTATATCGCCTCTGATTCGGCGACCAAAGGTATGCGTACTTTGAACGTATGCCCGCCCAATTCAAATGAACGAGTAAGCAAATTCTTTTTGTTGGCTTGGTACTTGTCGCCAAATGCTGAACTTAATTTTGTCATTTTGTAGTCGTGTATTTTGTTAGTCTTCGGCGCAATATTGCCGCCAAAGTGTTTACTGTTGAACTTTGTTGGGCTTCAATAGCGGAACGCAAAAATGGCTTTGCCCCGTTATGTGCCGTTCCAAATTCTTGTGCTATTGCGCGGGCATCGCTTTTAATGCCCGCAAACTTGTTAGAAAGATACGCACCGTAATGTGCATCTTGTGTCATTGCGCTTAGTTTCTTTTTACTTTGTTTAAGTCCTGCCCCCTCTGACATTCGAGCCAATTTCCTACCTGATGCGGTCGTTACTATTGCAATGACCGAATCGTAGGGTGATACATATTTAGAACGCCTGTCGGCCCTTGTTGGCCTTCGTGCTTCCACTTGCAATGACAAACGCAAACCGCCTGTATCAACCGGCGCGTTAGCTTGTGCCATTTGCAAAACGGGTTGCATGGCCTCGCGCATAGCCGGAACAACTATCTTGCTGTTTGTTTTCTTATCGCCAATTTCATCTTGAATTTCGTTCAACTTGGCGTTAAGTTCTTTGAGGCCACTAACCCTGAAAGACATTTGCATAGCATTACCCCAAAGGCTTAATGATCTTTTGGTAAAGCGCGTTGTTTAACGTATAGACGTAATCAACAATTTGGTCGGGCGTAAATTTATCCGCGTGCCTTGCCGCGATTTCATGTGCCAACGTGATAGCTGTTATGCGTTGTTGAGTAAACCCAAACCAATCCTTGCGAGAATCGGATTGGGCTACCAAAAAGTTCAGCATATCGTTTGTGTCTTTTATTGTGACTGTCATATCTAATCTTCTGTTGTGTTTGTTGTGCTGTTTGTATTAGTCGGGTTGTGCTTTGCTAAATAAGTCAAAGCTACAAACTCGGCTGTATCGGGGTCGCAATCTGCTAATGCTTCGGCAACCTCTAACGCGTCAACGGGCAACCCCTGCGCGGCGGCATCCAGTGAACCGTAGTGGTTCACTAGAAATTCAACGGCATCATTGAGCGTTGACATGGTTAGGTGCTTGCAGTCCAACCGTACTGATTGCCGCGGGGGTGAATCGTGAACGTCACCTTGGCTTCAGCACTTGGCGATGGGTCAATCGTCCATTGGCTAACGCGACCGTTAAAGGCGTAATTAACAATTCCAACGCCATCGGTTGCGCTAATAACAAACGTGCGGTCAATTAAGCCGCTGTAGGCATCGCCGCGCAACAACAGCAAAACGGTATCCGATGGATTCCATGCCGCTGTAATTGACATTGACGTTGGCGCAGATTGCGTTGGGATTTTGTCGGATTGACGCGAACCGGCCACGCCAAAAGATGCTACAGCATCATCTTGACCAAAGGCGGGGATTGCTTCAACAGGTACAGCATTACCGATAACCGCAAGTGGTGAAACAGATGCGTAAACCGACAAGTTTGCAGTTGTCAACGGCGTTGGTGTCGCTGTTGGTTGTGCGTACAAGGTCGCGGTAAATCCGGCTAGAACTTTATTTGGGAGTGCCATTTCAATTTCCTTTCAAGTTAAAAAATTGTCTAATCTCAATTGTTAGTATTGGGATTTGTACAAGGGTCTTATGATGGAATATCTATAGTGCAATCTAGAAAGATTTGCGCTAACTTATCTTCATTGTCATAACTGTTGTAAAGCCATTGAACATCGGCTTTACTAATGTAAAAACCTCCATCCGCTGAATTGCCGAACATACCGCTATAACCATGCAGGGCTTGCAAAATTTGATTGGAAATGGTGAACCCTTCTTCAATCACTTGCGTAAAAATAGAAATCTGAAACACCGGCGTGTCGATGCCTTTATTGCTTTGATAAATGCCCGTGTAAACCGGTTGATGCACGTTGCGTAGCATCCAAGTAATGAACTTAGGTTGCGTTGCAAAGTTACGGTTAAACGCCGCATACACCGGCACGGGCGTAACGATGGCGTTCAATTGGTATTGAATCGATTTACCGTAATTGATGACATTGTTTTGCGTGGTCATACGGCGGCTACAGGGTCATTTCTGACGCAAGTTAATATGACGTTCATGCGGTCGTCAGTCTCGCGCACCGATTCAATGCGCCAATCAAACGTGCGGTAGTTAATTGCATACAAGTTTTGGTTGTTAACAATCGTGCGGGTGTTAGGCGTGTAGTTCAAAGTGAAATTCACAATGTCGGCATACACGCGGTATTTCTCGCTAATACGAACATTGTTTGAAACTGAACTAACCCTAGCGCGAGTCACAAACCAATCTGCAAGGGCCGTAGTTTGCTCACCAAAGGAACTTGTACCAAAGGTTAGGTTCTTGACGGTAATGTTTTCAAACCGTGCAATAGCCATTTACATCACCAAAGGTTTGTAAGGGCGCAACAATGCCGCAATGCCAAACGGGATTTCCTTTAGCTGAATATCTGTTGTATTGCTACGGTTGTTGTAAAGATGCGTGAACAACAACAGGCCCGCTTGCTTAATGACGGGATAAGCTGACAACGGGTTAGGTGCGGTTTGATACTCGCAAACAATTGGCGCTGTCATGCCGCTGTTAATCGTTGTTGGCAAAGATTGCACAATAACTTTATTGCCGCTTGGGTCGTAGTAATACTGATTTGTTGCGACCGTTGTTAACACCGGCGGCATCGCTTCGTTGTAATACGCAACCTTATTTATAGTTACGCCCGCCATGTTGGGGTAATAGTTTTGCGATACTTCGGGCAAATCTAAACTAACAGGCGATGACGCTAGGTTTTCAGCGCCGTACCAAACTCGGTATGTAACGCTAAAAATAGACAAGCCTAAGTAGTCTTCAATGGCTTGGCGAACAGCTACTTCCAATGACGTTAAATATGTATCTTGTGATTCATCGCCAAACAAATTTAATTGCTGTGTAATTTCATCTAGAGTCAACCAAGCGGTCAGGCTATCCCGCGCAATCTGTTCAACCTTAACGTAGCTGAAAGGATTGCGAGAGTCAGCACCAAAAGGCGCATCTAGAAGTGAACTGTTTACAGGCATTGTTTACCCTTTAGGCGGCAGACATACGAACACCGGCAAACGGGTCGCGCACGCTAGAAACAACGCGACATTCTGCATACAGAGTCACAAAACCGACCTGACTTTGCTCATACATTTGTACGTTCATTTGTTCTGTATTGCCGATTGTCAAAAAGCGATTCCAATTGGCTAAATAGATTGGGAAATCAACAGATAGGTAAGGGTTAGGCACAACAGGCCAACCAAAGATGCGACCGACCGCGGCGGCATCTGAATCACCCATTTCTAAGAACAAAGGCAACCCTGCCGTATCTTTTAATTGACGCAATGTTTGAATCATTGCAGGGCTAATGTGCCAAGCGGTTGATTCAAGCGACCAATATTGGGCGGGCAGGGCATTAGCCATTGCAACCACCTTGTTGTAAGTTACAGCAACGCCGCCGTTGCTAACCGTAGCGATGGTGTGAATACCGTTTGTGATTGCCGTGCCTGATGTACCAAACGCGCTTGTTGCGCCGCTTGTGTACCCATCTAAGCCGCGCAAACCATTGGTTGAGCCTGTCGATGTTGTAGTGCTTCCGGCTTGGTCAATGTTTGTCACCATCGATTGACCTTCTAACTGTGCAAACTCTAACGCAAGGTCTTCAACAAGCGTTGCATCTAGCCCGTTTACATCACTAAGCACCGCGGTTCTAATCGGTAGCTGTGCAACCAATACGCGAACCGGTAATTGCCAAATGCTTGTATCAATATTTGGTGAACCGCTATTAGGGGTGAACGTGTAGCCCCAAGGGTTTGTAGAGTTAGCCGCATTACCGGTTTTAGCAACAAACTGCGCGTCAGAACCCGTAACAATAATTTGTCGTGAGCCTTGACGCAAAGGGTTAGCTTGACGCAATGCCGCAAATGATTCGTCAAAAACTGTATTACCACCGATGCCCGAACCTGAACCTGTAAGCGCAGAAGCCTCGCGTAA